CGTTTCTTGAATACTTCTATCTATGTTGAAATGGAGGTTGTCGGTAACTGCGGCGTTCAAATCCAACAATACCGAAAACACGGCGGCATCATTTACGTTGTCAATCAGGTCAGGATAATACGTTCTTGTAAAATTAATTAATTCGGTCCGTATCGCCTCAAAATCACGGGTTGTATATGATATTTTCTTATTTGCCATGTATTATTAAATATTAATTATAACAAAATCGCTACTATTAAAAACACTATCTGTTATTGTGTAATCAATTCTTACAACAGCAGTGTGTTCCATTTGTCCGATGCCCGGTACTCGATATACCTTTTGCCCATCGTTATTTACATATTCACCCTTTCCTTCTTCACCTTCTGAAGCCGCCTTAACTGATATTTTGGTTATGGTTAAATTTGGTAAATATTCCGAAACTGACTCTCTAATTTCAGCTTCAATTTCTGAAAAAGTAGGTCCATCAAGTGGTTCGAAAATAAATTCGTATAATCTAGTTCCAAAATCAGGTAAAAAATATCTAGTACCCTTTCTTGTTAAAAGTAGGTGAATTAAATCAGTTCTAATTTCCTCATCAGCTGTTTGTGTTAAAAACAAATACTTACCAGTCTGCGAATCCGCAAAAGGAAAATTTATACCATATGTATTACCTAGCGCCATTTAATATAAATACTAGTCCGTTTGTTTTATATTATAGTAGTAACAATCACCATCTTCCGCAACCCACCTATCTGATAAAGTTTCTACAGAAGGTAATTCAGTATCAACTTTTATCTCTTTTGGTTCGATTGGGAATTTATTTGTTATCCAATTTGAATCTCTCCAATAAATTCTATTATTCGGTTGACATAATAAGTAACCATCATCAGCTATAAGTATGTGCCCGCATTTATAATCAGATGGTTCATCAGAATATGAATTATTATACCAATCAACTGTCATAAGATATGTTGCCCAAACTTTAGACCCGTCCCTCAAAACAACTTCACAACGTTTTTCATACAAATAATTATATGTGGTCACCGCAACATTTTCAGAAAAACAATCCCATAATTGTTTGAAGTGAAATGGGATATCGTTATTTGGTTCACGCATAAATATTTCTGAAATTGGTACTCGTGACCTCATCATACCATAATCTGTCATTACGTGAAATGTTAAAATTTTGCCGGCAATTGATTGTATTGCAAAGGCATAAGCTTTATGAAATTTATTGTCGTCTTCAGGATTTTTAGTAAAGTGAGAAACTCTCACTAAACATTTGAACAACTCTATGTTCTCATTATAAACTGCCATATCTATAAATATCTAAAATAAAAAATCCCGATTTCTCGGGATTTTATACTATGATGAACATCCGAAACATTCAAAATCGGAGTTCGCTGGTTTTGGTGGTAAATTCATACTACTATAATCAACCTTTGGTGGTTCAGGCGTTACATTTGGTTTGGTAACTTTTGATATATCAACCGCCAAGTGTTTTGCCCCTGTTGAGATTGCCTTTGTTCTAACATAATAACAAAGTGTTTTCAATCCTTTCTCCCATCCGTAAAAGTGAGAAGATGAAATCTTTGATAGAGTTGGGTTACCCATATAAATGTTCATCGATTGAGATTGGTCAATAAATGGTCCTCTATCTGCCGCCATCTCAATCAACGCCTTTTGAGATATCTCCCAAATTGTTTTGTATTTTGGTATTAAGTGTTCAATTCTTTTAACCTTTTTATTGTATTGCTTGTCTTCAGGGTCAAGATAGTTATTGAAGTTAATACCTTGAATTGACCCCTCATTCAATATTATTTCATTCTTCAGGTCTTCACACCAAATACCCAACTTTTCAAAGTCATTGATGAGATACTTATTCACAATCATGATTTCACCACCAACTACACGTCGGTTAAAAATAGCCGAGTGGGCCGGTTCTGTCATTTCATATGACCCTGTGATTTTGGCTGATGAAGCTACAGGCATTTGAGCGGTGAATAATGAATTACAAACTCCATAATCTTTTACCTCTTCTTTAAGTGAGTCCCAATTCCATCTACCTGATAAGTTCTCTTCATTAAGTTCCCACATATCGAATTGAAATATTCCTTTTGACATTGGTGAGCCATGAAAAAATTCATACGGGTAATACTCACCTGATTTACATAGCGAACAACTTTCGGTAATAGCCGCGTAGTAAATTGTTTCAAAAATATCTTTATTCAATTTACGAGCTTCGTCTGATGTAAAGATGTAGTCCATCAAATAGAATACATCAGCAAGTCCTTGTGTTCCAATCGCAATTGCTCTTTGTTCCAATCCACCTTTACGACCTTTCTCTGTTGAGTAGTTGTTAATATCAACGACTTTATTCAATGCTCTGACAACTTTACGAGTCTCCTCATATAAAAGTTGGTGGTTAAACTCCCCATCTTTAACAAAGTTTTTCAATACCATAGATGATAGAGTACAAATTGCGGTTGTTTTTTCATCAGTATATTGGTAAATCTCATTACAAAGATTTGATTGTTTGATTACCCCGATATTTTGATGATTTGTCTTATTATTAGCGTTGTCTTTTGAACATAAGTAAGGAACACCAGTTTCGATTTGAGATTCAATTATTTTATTCCAAACTTCTTGAGCCTTTACCTTCTTACCAAGACCCATATTTACCGCTAATTTATAGTTCTCTTCGTATTCATTACCATAACTTTCTTGTAACGGTTTGATACCCGCTTTTTTAATATCGTTAGGACAGAACAAATACCAATCATCATTCTCTCTAACCGCCTTCATAAAATTATCAGGTATCCATAAAGCCGTAAATAAATCACGAGCTCTCAATTCTTCAGCACCTGTATTCTTTTTAATTTCAAGAAGGTCAAAAATATCTTTATGCCATGGCTCGAGATAAATTGCCGCAGAGCCAGGACGACGACCTTGTTGATTGAAGAAACGAAGTGATTCATTAACAATTTTTAGATACTTCAGAAGTCCTCCAGCGTATCCACCTGATGATGAAATACGACTTTCCTTACTACGGATGTTTGACATTGAAAGTCCGATACCGGCAGCGTCAGATGAATAAGTTGAGATATCTCTCATTGTATTCAAAAGACCTTCTCTTGAGTCGGAATCGTTATAATGAAGAACACAAGAAGCAAGTTGTGGTACTTTTGTACCGGCATTAATCATAATTGGTGTTGCCGGTGATATAAGTTGACTTGAAAGTGACTTGTAATACTCCACCGCCTGTTCAAATGATTTTGTCACCCAAAGAGCCACACGCATATACATATGTTGTGGTCTTTCAACAGTTTCACCACTTGGTAACTTTAACAGATACATTTCTTGTAGTGACCTCCAAGCGAAATAGTCAAAGTTATAATCATTATCGTGATTGATAACTTCATCAATGTTACTTGGCCCATAAGACTCAACTATCTCCATTAATCTATCATTCACAATACCATCAACATGTAACATGTGCATCGTGTTTGAAAAACTTGGGGATGTTTCTTTATGGTATGCGGAAATCGCAACTGATGATGCGAGACGAGAATAATCGTGATGACTACCAGTATAAGCCGCAGCTATCTCATAGACCAATTTGTCCAATTCTTTTGTAGTAATCTCCCCTTCAGTTGGGACTGAAGTGATTACTTTGATAAAAATTTCATCAGAATTAACGTTCAAACCTTTAGAGGCTCTTTTAATTCTATTATAAATTTTCTGCGGATTAAACGACGCGTCGTCTCCACTACGTTTCTTAATTTTTAGTGACATCATAGCTTATAAAAATAACAAATTAAAAGTCATCGGTAAAGGACAAAGTTTCATTCAACTTTGCTTTTTGGTACTCAACAGTCCTTGACTCAAAGAAGTTACCTTTGGTCTCTACAGCAATTTGTTCCATGAACTTAAATGGTTGTTCAACATTGAAATGTTTTTTACAACCCATCTTAACAAGAAGTCCATCAACAACAAATTCCAAATATTGTTTCATCAAATTTGAATTCATTCCTATCAAAGAAACAGGAAGTGATTCTGTTATAAATTCCTTTTCAATTTCAAGTGCCGACAATAAAATTTCCTTAATTCTCTTTTCACTTGGTTTGTTCTCTACGTGATTATTCAACAAATGAATTGCAAAATCACAATGTAAGTTTTCGTCTTTAAAGATAAGAGAGTTTGCGTTACACAATCCCTGCATTAGTCCTCTTGATTTCAACCAAAATATTGAACAAAATGAGCCTGAAAAGAATATTCCCTCTACCGCTGCGAAGGCAACTAATCGTTCTTGAAACGAGGCGTTTGTAATCCAATCGAGAGCCCATTTAGCTTTCTTTTGTACGGCAGGTAATCTGTCAATTGCGTGAAAACACTCATCTTTTTCTTTAGGATTTGACACATAAGTATCAATCAAAAGTGAATACATTAAACTGTGAATGTTTTCCATCGCTAGTTGAAACCCGTAGAAAAATTTGGCTTCGGGATATTGGACTTCACGGTAAAAGTTTTCCGCCAAGTTTTCATTTACAATACCATCTGATGCCGCAAAGAATGATAAAACATTCTTAACAAAGTATTGTTCATTTTCGGATAGATTTTGCCAGTCTCTGATGTCACCTGACAAATCCACCTCTTCTGCCGTCCAAAATGCGGCTTGGTGCATTTTATAAAATTCCCAAATATCGTTATGCTCGATAGGAAATATAACAAACCTATTAGGGTTTTCTACTAAAATCTTCTCCATATTAATTAATTATTTTGTTGTTCTCTTTGTTTTCTTTTTTCCAACAAATCTTTGATTCGTTGTCTGTTGTTTTCTTCTTTCTGTTCTTCAAGTCCCAAGAATGTTACTGAACTTTCAGTATCAATCTCTAACATACCATTATCGAACTTACAGTTTTCGAACACAATACCATCATCACCAATTCTAGATTTGGTAATTGCTATTGTCGCTAGTTTCATCTCCTTTTGTTGTAGTGTTTTTGCCACTGATATAATGACGTGACCAACTTGAGCTTTCTTGATTGAGCCACCCATTTGGTCTGTTGTAACAACTTCAGAGGAGATAGAACTTCTGTTACCTTGAGTTGCGGTCCATCCTACAAGATTTAATTCGTGACACATTGCCTCAAATCCTCTCATAACCGAACCTTCACTCTTCCATTCATCACCCAAATTCTTATCAGGTACGATACAATCAATGTAATCTAAAACTACCATATCCAACTTTACACCATCCGCAATCATCTTTCTGATTTGATTTTTAATTTGTAACATAGTCAAAGTATCTGAAGGTAACTTTTTTAATATAAGTTTATTCTCCATTTTACTTTGTACTTCACGAACCTTATCCATCACCTCATCCTTCTTATTTGACAATTCATCAGGATGAATTTTAGTCCATAAAGTTATATGCTTACGTTGAATAATTTTTGGGTTATCCTCGAAGAATATTTGAAGTACGTTATATCCCAAGTTGAACGAGTGGTTTGCGATTTTGGTTAAGAAAGTTGATTTACCAACTCCCGTGGGTGCTAATATAACACCCAATTCTCCTTTGGCCAAACCTCCTTTCAACAATCTGTCGATACCTGGTATTCCCATAGGGATGGGGTGACGATAATCCTCATTCAACACGTCATCCAAATTAGAGAATACATCAGACATTCCGTCTTCACGTTCTCCAACCTGTAACGCCTCTCTAACTAACTCTTCAAGTTTGTCATAGCTCTCAAATTCACCACCATCAATTACCTTTTGAGCTTTTGTAATTGCCTTTTGTAATTCTTGTTGTTTACAGAATTTGAGAGCCTTCTCTTGAACAAACTGTGAACCTTCGATTTGAACTTCCTTAATCTTGGTTATGGTATCCAATACAATTTTAGATGCCAATTCTTGTTGTAACTCTGACTTGGTTATTTGTTCTAACGTATCGAAAGTGGGTACGTGTTCGTACTTTACATGATACTCCTTAATCATTTGAATTATGATTTTGAAGTACTTGTTTTCGAAATACTGCTGTTCTATAACGTCAATGATGGACCTTCCGAAATCTTTATCAACTATGATTTGATTTAATAATTGTACCTGAAATGAAGACCCTAGATAATCGAAATTTTTGTTTGACGCCATGAGAAATATATTGTTGTGTTAGATAAATATTAGGGTTTCAAAGTAATTCCGGCGTACTCGTAAGATAATTTTTTTGACGAAAAAATGTCAGTCAAAGTCGAAAGTAGAGTTTTTATGTGCGGACGGATATCCACGGTGTATCTTATTTTAGGTGGGAAAACTTTAGCGTCAATCTGATGATGACAAATTGTCATATCACCTTGTCTAATAAAGATGTTAAAGTGCTCGGGACCGTCAGTATATGACGTATCCAACACCGCAGGATTGCTCTGAATTTCATATGAATTCTCAAGCATATAATCAATTGTTTTCATCTTCAATTGATTCATGAACATACCTTTGAATTCATTCAAATACTCGATTAAATCCGCCGAGAATTTGGCTGAAGGATTGAAATCCCTCACATTAAAAAATCTTTGAACGATGATGTTATCATTAACCATCATCAAAAACTCCAACTTGGTTGAATCTTGTTCTTTCATAAAATTTACTTTTTTGTTTTAAATTGCTTTTTTTCTTTTCTTGTTAGTTTCATAAACGGTTTGACGAAATTAACCCATGCTTCGTCGTGCTTCGGGAGGAATTTGAAAAACCCATCTTCCATCATCATACGGATTAGGTTTCTGTGTCCCCTTCCTTCGGGGTCTAAAGTTTCACGGTAATAAAGTTCGACTAATTCCTTACCTTCTTCTGTGATTAACGGATTAGATAAATCAACGATTTTGTTGTTAATCTCAAAAAATTCATTTCCATAGATACCTGATTTTGTTTTACCTGAAAGTAAGTTTTGTAACGCTTTGTTTTCTTTGTCCTCGGTAAGTAATACCTCGGCTCTTGTTAAAATATCGTTATAAGTAACCTCACGGTCAAGGATTTCAGGAAATAATTTCAACAAAGTTTTTTCCCCCAAATAATAGATACCATCAATATTATCCGATTTGTCACCAGATATTATTTTATATGTTTTTACATTATAGTGGGGAATTTCCGCATCTTGTAACTTAATGTAATCACCCTTTTTATATGTCAATCTCTTATTAGGTGAGTATAGGGAAATGTTATCGGATATTAACTGTGTTAGGTCCCCATCACCAGAGAAAATGGTTATAGTCTCATCACTTGCAATTTGACAATAATAAGCAATTAGGTCATCAGCTTCGTTATTGTCGATATCAACCTGACGAACAAACATCTCCTCAAGATATTGTTTTACTCTATGTTTTTGTTCGTAAAATGACTCTTCTTTAAAATCCTGACCAGATTTTCTGTTTTCCTTGTATTGGGGGTAGATAATTTTGCGGGCTAACGAGCTCCCTTCCCCATCCCAAAACACAACAACCTTATCAAAGTTTTCTTCTTCAATAAAACGTCGGGTAGTATTTAGAAAATGCCAAATACCCCCGACGTGTCTGTTTTCGTGAAAGAAATCTTTCACACCATGAAATCCTATCTTTAACAGATTGTTTCCGTCAATTAATAATGTTTTGGTCACCTTGTCTTTTATTAAGGTTCGACTTCTTCTTTCAAATCAAAATCCAAATCAGAAACACCCAAAATATCTTTCCAATATTCAGCATGTTCTTTTTTGTAACTTTCAATAGACGCCTTCTCTTCAGCCGGCTCTTTACCTGCCATAAAACCGTGAGGGGTAACAATAATTTTACCATCCTCATACCCCAAACCATTAATATGGTTTTTGAGTACAGATACCTTTGTACGAACAGCAAACTTAACCGTTCTCTTATCTTTAGTTGCCGTAATCTTTGTTGTTCCAGCTCCTTTTTGATTACCAAACAAGAACACCAAAGATGAGTTTAACCAAATCGCCTCACCACCTTTTGCCTTAATTTTTGGTTGACCGAAAGGATTATCAGGTAATTCAACCCAAGGTTGATTAACTATGACCAATGTGTTCTCAAACTTTGAGTCAGCTTTGCGACTACCTGAAATACGTTGGTTGATACCCATACCAATCTTATCGGCAAGCACTGAAGCGTTGTGTTGTTTTCCACCTTTACCCTCAAAGGTCATTTTACAAGGGACAGAACCAACTGAATCCCAAAGGAAAAGAAGACTGTAATCCAACTCACCTTTTTCTTGAGCATCCAACAATGAATTGATGTATTCAGTTATCTGTTCGATGTAATCAAAGTTATTATTAAACAAATAAAAACCATCCCAATCAATTTCACCTGTTGATTCGTCAACAACCTCCTCACATTGAAAACCCATAATACGAGCGTGTTCAAATGACCACTTCTGTTCCGTAATAATGAACACAGGAAGTATTCCTTTCTTTTGGGCATCAACCGCAGCCTTTACAAGAGCGGTAGTCTTACCCGTATCAGAGTGACCCAAGAACATATTAATATGTCCCATAGCAGGACCAGGAATTCCAACCGCATCCAAAAATTCAGGACCCAAGTCAAAATACCTTTGTGGTTTATATTTGGCCGAAGTCGAGAATTTAGACTTAATTGAGTCCAATCCCATTTCTTTTTTCTTAATTGCCATTTGGTTCGATTTTGATTAAAGCTTGAATTATTTCCAATTTGTCTTTAGCGTTGGCGTACTTATCCAACATTTTATCCATTTCTTCCAAGTGTTGTGGGTGTTCCCCAATTCCAACAGGGTTGTTAAAATAAATCAAGAGTGTCGCTTCCGCCTCCGCAATTTCAGCCTCATATCTCTTTATGAGTGCCTTGTACATACTTTCCGCAATTTTCATAAAAATAAATTTAATAAATTAGAAAAAAGCGCGGGTACCGAAATACCCACGCCGTTTATTTTATTAGAATGGCAAATCACCATCAGGTTCATCTTCTGATTGTGGGTCTGCGTATTTTGCCCCACCCATAGATGTTGTTTCTTCAACTGAATTACCATAAACATATTTGCCAGCATCGGAGTCCCAACGTGGAGTTTCACCACGAGCGATTGCCTCCAAGTAATCAACAGGCTTTTTAGAATAAACATCAGCCCAAGTCAATTCATCTTTAACCCATGAATCGCTAATCGCTTTGTCCTCATGAACAGGACTTGGGTCATCATACATGATTGTTTGAATTACCGTGTAGGTCGCACCCTTTGGGGTTTTTGCCTTGGTCATTTCGAGAATAATATCACGTCCTTTATCAGGGTCGGTAATATCACCTTTAGCTCTCCAAATCGGGATAATCTTATCAAGAATACCTTCGTTCTTATAGTTGTGCTTGAAACGCCAGAATTTTACACCATCCTGTTCGTTGTCACGGTCAATAACTTTTACAATATAAAACTTACGTGGCTTATATTGTTTAGCAAGTTCCTTGTCCGCCTCTTTACCTGTTGACATAAGTTCTTCATAAACTTCAGTAAGTGGTGAACGCTCATTATCATTTTTTCCTGGGTCATAGATTTTATTCCACTTGCCATCAACTTGTACCTCATGATACCATACTTCTTTGAATGGTGAGCTTCCGTCTTTTGTAGGTAGAATACGAAGTCTTTTCTGACCTTGTTTTTCGCTGTCTTTAAGAATTGCCGCGAAATACTTTTTCATTCTTTCATCTTGAGACATTTTTGAGGTGTTAGATGAACCACCTTGACTTGCTTTTTCATACTGTGCAAGTACAGCATCTAAAGAATTGTTTGTCGCCATAATATATAAATTTAAATTGTTTACTAAATATAAGTGTCAGCCGTAGTGTAGTCAAATGTAAAAGGGACCTAAGTCCCTTTTTATTATCTAATTTCTTTGAAGTCCTGTATATCGTCCTCATTTTCATCATCAAAGTTTCTAAAACTTTTTTTGATTTCGTTTGGTGAAAATCCTTCAACCTCATCCGAAGTTAAAACATACTCATTCTTACCCGCTTTTTCAAGGTCACCTTGCTTGTCTTCAAAAAATTCAGATAATTTTTGATTGAATGGTCCTGAGTCCAAACTTCTTAACTCCAACTTTTCTTCAGGAGTTTTTGGTCTATATTTTTCAACTTTAGCCTCAAGGTCATTCAACTTACTAACTATTGAATCCATGTTGCCAAGTTTTGACTCTAAATCTTCAAGATGTTTAAATAAATTTTCGAAATACTCTTCTTGTTTCTTCTCAACATTTTGTTGTGATTGGACCAAATCAGTTATCTCTAATTCTTCCCTTTTCTCCTTTTCATCGCCAACTTTTTCAACATCAGGGTCTGCCTCAACATCTACAGGTTGTGGTGGAGCTCCCGCCGCCGGTGGTGCCGGTGGAGGTGCTGCTCCGGCCTCAGGTGCCGGTGCTCCTGGTGGAGGAGGTAATGCAGCACCCGCATCAGGAGGAGGTGGTAATGCCGCAGCTGGGTCTTCAGGAGCCGGTGGAGCGTCTTGTTCAGTAATATACTGATTGATATTCTTATATCTTTGAATTTCTTCTAAAATTTTTTTATCTATGGACATTGTTTAACCGTTTAATAGTTGTTTAACTCCAGTCATTGTTTCGACTTGAATTTTTTTATTTTGTTTCATGGTGTTATCTACTCTTTCAATCAAACCATCTTTCATTCTCAAAGTGTAACATTCACCTGTATCCAAATCACAAACTTCTTTGTAACCATTACCTGTTTCTTTTTCGGTGATACGGGTATTCTTACCCAAATATCTATCCAAAACTTCTTTTGTGTTCATAGTATTTTTATTTATAAATATTATTCAATATAGAAAAATTATCCATTTGAGGAATTAAACAAGTTAATTGCGTTTTGTACCTCTGTTTCAATATTACTTAATAGAGCCGGGTCGTAAGAATTATATATATCCTCTCTATTTAAGGTTTGAGCCGCAAATTGTTCTATGTAAAACTTTGTGATTGATTTAGCATCAATCTGTTGTACTTTATACATTCTATCTTTCCATCTTTCAACCAAGTATTTGATGGAGTCATCCGCATTCGCAAATGACGCAAATGGTATATTACTCGAAGAACAGAAAAATCTCGTTTCCATATAATTTTTATTCCAATTCTGTTGTAAATCTAGTCCTATAAAGTTATTGTTGTTTGCTTGAAACCCTGTTTGAGTTCCTGATGCAATATAAGCTGCAGCAAACACACACATATTTAATTTATCTTTTTCTGAAATCGTAGTTGCTCCAACCAAAGATTTTACTTTACCAACCATTTGATTTGTTGTAAGCGTCTGTTTAACTGCCGCTTTATAAGTAAATTCTGCAAAATTAGTTGAAGCCGAACAGGTTTGGTTAGCTGACGCGGTATTAGAAGGGTTTGTATTAACAAAATCATTTAATTCTTTCTGTTGGGCTTTAAGATTTTCGGCTTTTTTAGCTTCATTGTTTATCGCCTCCTTTTGTCTATTACTTTCAGCAATAACAGAATTTAAAAGATTTGTTTTTAATATCTGTAAGAAGTTATCAATCTTAGGTAAAGAAGCGGTCGGTTGTCTTATTGCCTCTAATATAGTTTCAAAACTTCCTGGATTTATAGTATGAGTAACCTTTGTAATCATATAAGGACCACTAAACATTGGAACGTGTCTCAAATTAAAATACATTGTTGGTTGTATCATAGCATTACCCAACAAACTTACAGTACAAGTATAACTTCTATTTTTATATAAATTGTATAAAGATAAATTTTGAGTTGCAACCGCTCTATTTCCTCCTTGGTTTGCCATTTGATTTAACACTTGTAGAGCCTCCGCAGTACTTTGACTATTTCCTTGATTAATATTAAATCCATAGAATATTGATTGATTTTGAGGTCCAATGTCTACACTAAATCCAACGACTTTATTTGATTTATCCCAATCAGTTTTACCAATTTGATTTTCTGCTAGTGGATTACTTGACGCTTTGGTTATTTCAAACGCATCATCTCTAAATCTAAAATCAACATTATCTTTTATATCAACAATTTCACTTGGTTTTCCTCCATAAAAACATACCATTTTAGCACTCGAATCTCGATAATCTACATTAAGGAAAGTTCCAAAAAGATTGTTAGCAAAATCAGAAGTGCTATCTAATCTTGGTTTTGCATTTTTTTGAGCCTCTTGAACATTATAAAAATTGACATATGATGGTATATTCATTACCACAAAGTTGTTCTCAACAAGAATGGTGGTTATAAAACCCAACATATTATTTGTTGGGTCAATAGTCATAAGTTGGTTTCTTAATTTATAAATGTCACAAAGAACAACATCACCTATATTTCTACTAGCCCTATCTAATAATAGAACGTCTTCGAATAATGTTTTTTGTTTGAAGTCATTACCAGCAATCCATTTATCATTAATGGCCTTGAATGTTTCCCATAAGTCAACTTTACTCTGTGGTCCTTCAAGTGCCGATTGATTAATAACCTCTGACTTTAAACTAATGTCGGGTAGTTTTTTTCTAATTTTAGTAAAGAAACTATCTATTATTTTGTTTTGGAAGTCATCGGTATTTCTAACAAATTCTCCCAATGAGTTTGACAATGTTGTTTTACTCCATTTACCAACAGGGTCTGGCACTGCGGGAAATTGCGGTGCCGGACTTTTAATTATATTAATAACCTCCGGTGACTCTGCGAGATTACCATAGTACGCCTGTAATGCTTCATTGACAATTCCTTGGCTGTCAGGATTTGCCGATATGGATATTTTTTCACCTATATATAGGGTCTCTTCATTCTGATTAACAAGTACCGCGAATTTTCTTGGTCCTTGTTTGAAAATTAAAACTTTTGACCCCCCTGATAATTCATAAGTCTCAATTAAAGCCCCTTCATATGGTTGAGTTGAGGGTAGAGATGGTGGTGTGGAATTTACCTGAAATTGTGCTAGTTTTTGTGATGCGTAAATTTTTATAATCGGGTATAAATTTTTAACATTATTTTCGGTGAACGCAACATTCAAATCAATAAAGAAGTCGGTAATGTATGAACCGTCGTCCGTATATGTTAAACTTGATATATCTGAATTACCAACATAAGTTTCCAAAGCTTTCCAAGCCTCAGGGTAATCTATTTTTGACTGACTAAGGGTAGTTGTTCCCCCGTTCACAGGTAATGCGTTTGGTGTTTTTTCTTTATAACTTTCCCAAGTAAAAGGGTCTTCTATTATTGAGGGTGTAAAAGAATAAAATAATTTTTTATTGTAGTTAGAGGGATTACCAAACTTGAATGCTATATCATATGTTAAAAACTTTGTGATTGTATTTGCTATAACGGATGTTTGACTGTTCTGAACATCAGTTATTAATTGGTCCCCTGTTGTTCCGGTCAACTTAACAACCGTCATCATATTTGTGAAAAGTGTCTGAAAGTTTTTAAGTGTTGACGTTAGACTTGCTTCTAAATCCGTCTGTTGAGTGGTCGATGTTGTTGCTGTTGTGGCGGTAGTCGTTCCAACATTACTTTCTTGAGCGTAACTGTTTGTCATTGCCATTGGTTTTATCAAACCACTATCCACAAAATCATATTTACATACTGAAAAATTCAAAAACTCTTCTTCGAATTTATCTAAAACCTCTTTCTCAAACACAGAAAAAATTTCACTTATTTTGGTATAAATTGGTTTTGAATTTAGTGTGAAGTGATTTTGTTCTTCTTGATTTATAAAAATTGTTTTTAGATATTCTTCAGGTGAAGGTTTTATTAAATTATCTAAATCAAAATATCCATAATGTGGTGCTGCCCAAAACATTCTAACAGACCCATTGAACATTGATTTATTACCATTAACTTCTTTGACAATTTTTCCATCTTTAAAACATTCAACTTTAGTTTGGTTATAAGTCGAACCTTGTGATGGTATAATATATTGATTTGTTCTATTTTTATCATCAACTAAAACACTCCAATTTATAATTCTTAAATCTCTCTCCGGATTAGCGTCGTCAAATCCCTCTGCAAAATCTATAACAGAGTCTTGTGAATAATTGATACTTAACCCTTTGAGAAACGCATCCTGTATTGATTGGTCACTATAAGGAGTATTGAAGGCGTTTGTTACCGTAAAACTTATATTGGTAACATTTTGTGAAGTACTTATTTGATAGGTGCCAGGTCCCCCTGGTGTTCCATCTGTCTGTGATAATATTTGAGCGGAGTTTAATCCATTTCCTTGTAAAACAAATCCAGTAGTTAGTGAATTATGATTTACCGTTAATATTGTTAATATATTACCAACAGCGGTGCAAGTACCCTTAATCTCTGTACTTGTGTCAATTATATTATATCCCTGATAAAATACATTAAAATCGTTGATAATTTTAGGATAAAATCCGGTATTAATTAATGACGATGTTTCGGTCCCAAATACCGTATCTTTTTGTAGGACAATATCGAATGGAGAACCGTTAAGAATTAATCCATAGTTTCTTTCCGGGTTTGAGCCAAATGGGTCAAAATTTTGAGTCGAGTCAAAATTTTTCCATGAACCATCAAGAATATCAATTCCATTATCAGTATATTCTTTATACCTATGCCATATAGACCCCAACTTCAAAATCCAAGGATATGGAACTCTATGAATTGCTCCAAACTTTTTTAATGTTGCAAATATATAATCAAGAGGTTTACTAAAAACACCTCCGTCAGTTGATGACTCAAATGTTTGATATTTCTCCCTTAATGTTGGTAATGGTAAAGAATTTATGAAAAGATAGGCAGGGACTTTATATGGATGTTTATCGAAATTTCTAAACTTTTCAACCCCTTCTGAAATTGAATTTACGAAGAATGGGGTGTTAAGAATTGAAGTTGTTTGAGTACTTGTCAATAATCCATTATAGCCAGAATAAGTAATATTACCTTCGGTTACAAGTTGTTTTTTGGGGGTTCTTCCTTCATAAAAAGTTTTTATATTTTCATCAGTAATATTAGGTACGTTATTAGTTTTATATATAAAATTAGTAACTATTCTTTTTTCTTCAGGCCCAGTAACATCTAAAAAATTAGTTATAACTTTTTTAGTCTTATTGAACGTTAATATTTTGTCAGTGCTAAATGCTTGTTTTGCGTCGGATACATTTTTACCATTTGCCAAACCCTCCTTAACCCAAACATTACTTATAAAAGGGTATATGTCAGTAACGTCAAAAACATTAGAAAGCGATGATTGGGCCAAATAATCAATAATATCTTGTTCTTTTTCTAAACTTACAAGTGGTTCGGATACAGGTGCCAACAATGTACCTAAGTCCATAAACTCAAATTCAGAATTTGATATCAAATTTCTTATATAATTTGTATTATAAATCCCTCTCAAATAATTTTGCCAACTTTGTCCCGTTCCATCATTAGAAAATCCTCTTAATGTTGTTAAATAATTGGCTGAGTTAAACGCGTAATTCTTTAATTTCTCAAGTAAGAAAGGATTTGTATCTCCTAAACTTGTAACCATATTTGTCGCCTCAGCCTCGGCCAACAAATCAATTATTTTGTCAGACTCCGATATAGAATTAGAACATCTCGAAAGTTTTGAATAATATGTTACAAAATTTATTCTCTCGTAAATTTCAAAGAAAAACTTAATCTCCTCTTTGTTAGAAAATACAATATTATTAATTGGAAATTCCATTGCATTGAATGAAATTCTCTTTGGTTCGGTAAGTTCATTGAAGTTTGTGCTCGGATTTTGTGGGGGTAAAGTTCGTTCCACATAACCTTTTATAAATTCTTCTTCAAATTCTATTTCAGGCCAAACATCATATTGAAAACCTTGCGTTTGTTGTATAACATCACTATCACCAGGATATTTTATTTCATATTTTTCTTGTCCGTTTTCCCCCGCGGTTTCTACTAAAAACTGAGGCCATGGATATACCGGACTTTCATTGTTAAGTCCGGGGTCCAAAGCGTCCTGTGAAGCACTTTCGATTTGTTTGTTAAATATAGCATTTTTCCTGGCAGGAGCATCTCTTTGATTCCACGCCTCTCTATGAACATCGTCCATTAATCTTATAAAAGCTTCACCACTAGCAAAAATAACCGCTAAAACATTTCTTATATTTGGTACAAATCCAATTCCATTATTAGAATTTTGTAATAAATTAGATAACGCTTTAGTTAGGTCTTCTTCTATTTGAATTCTAAAAGCTTTTAATTTTTTTTGTATTTGGTCTATTTCACCAAAAAAAGTTGGGTCTAAAAAATTTGAAACGTTGTTAATAATTTCATTGGTGTTGTTATCAAATGCAAAATATTGATAGACTATTTCAGGTTGTCCGTTTTTGATTGTTGTATCAGAAGCATTAAATAAATTTCTTTTCTGAAAATCAGCTTTGAGTTCAGCAAGTTGTAAATCGGTAGGTGTCGTATTCCCACTTATTAATTTGAATGTTTCTTCGTAATTTATGTCGTCGGGACTTTGGAAGGTCCTTAAAAAAGTTTTTTCATAGGTTATTTTGACGGGTATTGATGAATTTTTAGTAGTTGTTTCTATCTTGTAACTACCTTTATCTCCAAGTGTATTATTATTTTTAAGTTTTGTATTATAACTTTCTATTAATGATTTTAATTCGGTAATCGCGGCTTGTTTTTTTTCAGAATTTAGATTACTTTTAAATGTGTATATTTTTGTTTTAAATTTATTATTTAAAACAAATGGGGCCTTTGTGTCCATGTATTTGTTAAACCAAGACCCTGCGGTTTCTCCTTGAGCGGTATAAACATCTTTTATATAATCGTTGATTGTCCTTTGATATAACTCTAAATCATCCAAAGGCTTCATATTTACTTTCGTAAAATTATCTAAAATATTT